GATGGGAGTTGCTAATGTGTGACCACGACTACCAAATTGTTGAGATGGTGGCCAGACAATATGTCAGAGCCGTGTGCAACTATTGTGGCGATGAGATTGAGCAGGTATCATAATGTCAGAGGCTACAGATACAATTGCTCCTATGATGATTGAATGCCCTAACCACGAAGGTGGATTTGACTGTAGTTCCTTTTGCAACGTTTGCGAAGGTGACCAAGAATACGAGTGGACCCCGTTCCGCATGTGTATCTATTGTGGAGACGCAATTGAACACGATGTCTGGTTTACAGAACTAGGAATGTGTGTTGACTGTTCAAACAAATACTACAACCATGAGGAGATGGACTAATGCCAAAGTTTTATGTTGAGATGAGAATTGATTTCTCTGGAGAGATTGAAGCAGACTCTGCCGAGCAGGCGGAGCAAAAAGCTTGGGAATCTTGGGGAGACACCATGGATTCAGACATAACCTACGACGGTGTATACAGCATTGAAGTAGAAGAAGTCGAAGAAGATGAGGAGGATGAAGATGACGAAGAGTAAACTAAATAAACTAATCAAGCAATATTCAGCTGAATTGCATGAAGAGTACATAGAATCCCATCGCTACAATTTTGACGCAGGCTACTATAGGGACCTACTATCGGAGCTAATTGACAAACTTGACAATCTAGAAAGAGAGTCACGTCCTATATTTTCATAGGGGTATGAAACGTCCTGGCCATGACGAAAAACTGGCCACTTTTCTGGGCCGCCCACATCTGCGATCGAATGTCAACTATTTACGATGGCTTTAAGATGTCCCCGAAATGTTTGCTAAATAGAGTTGACATTGTCGGTGGTATCCTGTAAAATAATACTATAACTAATCACCCCTAAAGAAAGTTGGCTCCCCATGGCTCACGAACTAGAATCAGACGCAAACGGAAACACCGCTTTCGCTTCATTGCGAGAGCCAGCATGGCATGGACTTGGAACAGTCTTTAGCGAAGAAGTCACTACCCAGAAAATGCTAAAGTTGGCACACCTTGACAACTGGAATGTTCGTCTTGAAGATGTTGCTACCCCAGAGGGCTTCAACTCAGACAAGACCTATTCTTTCGTTACCCGAACTAACCCATTCGACAAGACCCAGAACGACATTCTTGGCGTTGTTGGTGAACGCTACAAGGTTCTTCAGAACGAGGACTTGTTCTCATTCGGTGATAACATTCTAGACGGTGGTGGTCGTTGGGAAACTGCTGGTTCTATCAAGAACGGTCGTCAGGTATTCGGCTCACTTGCTCTCGAGCGTGAAACTATCCTAGACCCGAATGGCGTGTCAGATAAAATCAACACCTATCTTCTAATCAACACCTCTCACGATGGTTCAGTTGCTATTCAGGCTTCTATCACACCTGTTCGTGTTGTATGTGCTAACACTCTAAACCTTGCTCTTGGCTCTAACCGAAAAGGTCCTAAGCAGTCTTTCAAGATTCGTCACACCCAGACAGCAGAGGGCAAGATTGCCGTTGCTCGTGAGGCTCTTGGCTTGGCTAACAAATACATGGACGAGTTTGACCTAATGGCTAAGGCTATGATTGAAAAGACGATTACCGATAAGCAGTTCGAGGACATCATTGCTCTTGCTTACCCTGCCCCAGCAAAAGACGCTAAGGGTTCACAGAAAAAGTATGACGGCAAGATTGACTTGATTCAGTCTATCTATCGTGGCAACCAAAACGGAATGATTGCTGGAACTGCTTGGGGTGCTTTGAACGGACTAACCGAGCGTCTAGACTGGTATCGCAACTCTCGTGGTGGCTCTAACGAATCTATCTTGGCTTCGGCTTCAGGCTTTGACCCAATGGTGAACGCCGAGAAGAACCGTCTGCTAAAGATTGTTCAGCAAGTCGCTATGGCATAAGCGACACGCCTGGTCCCTGGCTTGACAAAGCTGGGGATCTGGGGCGGCCACATTCTAAGTAGTATAACAACTCATTATAAATTCAATTACGATAGGCTTGACATTTTCCCGATTCTATGAGAAAATAGAGTATTCGATAACCCCAAACGAAAGGCCTATCATGGGTACACGCAATCTAACAGTTGTAAAGAATGCAGATGGAGAAATCCGTGTTGCACAGTATGGACAATGGGATGGCTATCCATCTTACACAGGTGCAGGGATTATTAGTTTTCTATCTGACTCACAGAATGTTGACTACCTAAAGGCTGGCATTGAGTTTACCCGTTTCATTACGGATGAGGAATGTGATTCCATTTACGAGGAAGTTACGAACCGTGCAGGAGTAGAAGCTTTCAAAGAATCATACCCTTCACTCACCAGGGACCCAGGCTGGGAGATTATTAAGATAGTGTCAGAGAAGACCAATGTCCCCCTTGTAAACTCTATTGACTTCGCAGCGGATGAGTTATGGTGTGAGGGATATTATGAGATTGACTTCCAGACTAATAAGTTTATTAGCAAGTACAATGGCATTACGGAAGAGTATTCGATCTCGGGATTGCCAATGGTAGAAGACTATGTAAAAAGTTTCGAAAAAGACTTGACAAACGCATAGCAACCTGTCATAATAGATATAACCTCAAAGAACGGAAACCCCATGCACGTTTTACAATGGATTGCTGTAAAGAACCCAAACTCATTTGAAAGTGAAGAGCTGGATTCCTGTAAGGAAGAAGCATTCGATATCGTCAAGGCCAAGTTTGAAGAAATGTATTCAGAATCAGAGGGTCTTGGTGGCTGGTCTGACTGGTATATTGTTGGTGGCGGTAGATACAATGAGAACCCTGATAGCCAGTATAAAGAAGATGACCACTCTATGGTTATCTCATATGGTGCAGAGCCTGATAAGTTTATTGAAACTGTCAATCGTGCTATCGAATCTCGTAAGATTGAGTTTGCTGGATACCGCCAAAGGTATGAGGCAAGCAATGTAGATATCAATGCTAAGTTAGATAGTTATGACGGTATCACAGACTACTCGTTCGACCTCTATGAACTCAACAAGATGATTGACATGTTGCAAGGCAAATGGGATATGAACTCATACTTCTATGACCTGCACAACTGGTCAACCAACCCTAAGTTTATGCTTGACAACGTTGATGATTCATGGTATCTTATACCTGTAGACTTCCACTTCTAAGGAGACCCCATGTTTGACCTACATAGTTTTGACCGTATTTGTAAAGCCCTAGCAGATGACCTTGTTCAAATGCATAAAGATACTGCCATTGAGTTGGAGTATTGGGAGAATGCTCGTTTGTTCGTTGAGAAGTTTTATAACGTTAGAACTATCGTTGTGATTGGAGACAAGAAGAATGTCTAAGTTTTATACCTATCAGTCTTGGTTTGATACCTTCAAGCCAATCACTAATAGTATTCGTAATAATGGGGACTTCCCCTTCGAGACCTATGGTGATGAGATGGAGTTTGTTCGTAACTATGACCCTAAGTTTATCTGGACTGAAGTAGATGGCGAGGGTGGTACTTACATCACTGCTGGCTATCACTATGTGAATCGTATCCAGTACTACATCACTGAGAATCCTTGGGAAGATGAGTACACAGAGGTTCCTACTTGGGTATACCGTGACTGTGATTGCCGTACCGAAGAAACAGATTGGGAAGCAGACCCTGAATGTACAGAATGTGATGAAGGAATGATTGACATTGACTGTGACTCTGTGGTAGCATTGAAGGACATCTACGGAGAAGAGGCCCCAATTGTTAGTTAAGAAATACACCCTGCTAATTGACCCACAGTGGGAGAAAGAACTGATTGAGAAGTTCTACAACCACGTAGAGGCTGGAGAAGTCTTCCAACTGCTAGACGAGGATGAAGTAGAAATCTGTGATGACTGTCAAGTTTATCTTACTTCAGACACAGAGGTAATTATGGACGTGTTTAGATGTCCAGACCAGCAAGAGTTTTGTTTGAACTGCTGTGGTTGTGATGACCACGATACCAAGAAGGATGGCCTATACTATGTCTAATGAATTTGACTATGACCTAAACATCTTCCAGCGTGAATTGGAGGTGGGACTCGACGCAGATGCATTCCCTATCTATGAGTACAGTGGCCCATGGTACATTCACATCTATCAGGTCAATGCATACCAAGGAGCAACAGTGCACGAAGAGTACGGGGAACCGATCGAGCTGACTCCTAGTGAGACTAATAATCTAATCATCAATGACCCATACTTTCAAGACCACGAACCAGACCTATGGTATGGCCTGGATGGCTTCCTTGCTGATAAGGATGACATGCTAAGCGACAGGTTACGTGCCATCTTCTATGGGTTACCTGCCTATCCTGAAGAGGTATTGTTCTAACGGTACCCCTCGATTTGAGATATAATTGATGTATAACTAAATAGACTTGGTGGGTTGAGACTACTCCTCGCCATAGCACAGAGACTAAGGGGTTGGTTGTCTGTGCAAAGCAGGGGGGAAGTTAGGTAATAAAACGCTTGACTTCCCCCTCTAGTTTTGATACAATGATTGAGTATAACTGAATAGGAAACACAATGCCCAGAAAAGAATCGGTAGAGGAAAAACTGGCAGAGAGAATAAGCAAGTTGATAAATGACCTGACAATAGACATTGAGCAACTAGGAATCTATTTTGCCAGAACGAATAACATAACATACCGTAGGCTACAAGAAATCGCAGAATCCGCTAAATACGAAAAGGAAGAAAATGGCAACCACATTCGATAACAAGGCAAGTATCCTTGCTGACCTATGGCTCAACTACAAGCAAGATGATGAGTTTGCTGACTTCATTGAGTATAACGACATTGGCTTGCCACTTGCCTATGCTATCGCAAATGACATTGTCAAGACTACACCCGTTGCTACTCGCTTTATCGAGGAATCGTTTGACCTGTTGCTTGCTGGTCTTGGCTTCGAGGACTTGACATTCGAGGACTTAGACGAGTTGCTGGGTAGCGTTGATGAGTAGCCTATAAAAAGAATCTGGATTAGCCCTTGACAAAAGGGCTTTTCTGGGGGCGACCACATATTTTGAGCTTTGTCAAGCATGTACTATATACAAAGACATTACGAAGATCAAATATTTTTCCAGATTCATGGCATATCATAAGATATCCTATTTGTCAAATAAGATTACGATAGATCATTATTTTTCCAGATTCAGAGGTATAATAGATACATGAGCCCAAGACACTTTAGCAAAGCTATGTCATCAAAGACATACAATAAAGACTTCAAAGATAAGCTACAACCAGGTATGAACCTATGGTTTGCTTTCTTCTCTGTTACTGGTATAGATAAGACTATCACTAGGTTCTTTGTATTTACCCCAGATGTAATTACTAATCATCCTGTTAAGGATCTGGACAAAGTCCAGGGTACAAAATAGATTACGATCTATAGCAACTTTCCCCCTAGTAGTAATAACACATAGCTCTGATATCTTATTACGAAGCTATCTAAATTATCCCTGAAAGTCTATATGTTTTGACAAATAAGATATCTGTTTGTTTAAATAACATTACGATATGGCTATATTTTTCCATATTTTTATATAACATTTTGGTAACAAGTATTGACATTTGGACTGTTATGTGTATATAAACATATCCCAATTTGAGAAAGGGACCGAAGAATCTGCGGAAAAAGTATTACGAAGCCGAATATTATGTGCTCCATTATCCATATCTTCTTAACAAATCTCTCTTATACGCTATATCCATATATAATCAGTAACATCTTATTCATCAATATGTGGATAAATCTGTGGATAACTGTGTATAACTCAGGGGTAGATAAGTCTCTTCATCTGAGGTCATATGGGGTTATACTTGATGTATGTGGATATTCAGCTATGTCAAGAATAGAATCAAATGTGCTATGGGTAAACACTTCGTAGCCTACATAGTCTTGAATCCTGTCAGACAAGCTTTCTGTCTTAATTGCAATAAGGATCTATAGCCATACGATTGTTTATGAGCTTAAACAATCATAAGGACCATGTATTCTTACTAGGGGTTATGTCTTATACTAGGGTTAATGTGTATCACTTCTTATCCCCCGAAAATTTGATACAATTGTTTAATGACCAATTCATTCTATATCTACAGCTTCCCTCGATCAGGTAGCCACTATCTCCAAGCACTTTTGAGATCTAGGCTGCAAGCCAATGTCAGAAGGTCCCATAGCCTAGCAGACTATAGTCAAGACCAGCATCTGGTGTCTGTAGTAAGAAGCCCTCTTGAAGCTATCACTTCAGACGCAGTAATAGGAATGTCCTACAGAGGGTATGACCCAGAGACTGTATTGCCAAAGGTTGTAGATACACTCACTAGATCGTACATAAAAGTCTTAACAGATATTTACGAGCAATCCTCTATCATCATAGACTTCGAAGACCTTGTCTCAAGGCCAGACGACGTAGCTAATTACATATCTTCAATGGTTGGTACTGAGATAGTTAATCAAGGTGAAGAGATTATAATCAATGCTCAAACCATCACTAATGGTAGTCCAGACTTCTGCCCCTCTGCAAAAGAGCTTCCTCTTTACGAAACAATAAGTAATCTTATGTCTGTAGCAGGTGTATCCGAAAGAGCCTACGAGGTGTACAACCTTGCCCTATCCAAAGCAATTGCTATAGATACTCAGATATAAGTTCGATAGACTTTAAGTCCCCCTGTGGGACCCACCAGGCATCTGGTCTGCCATTCCCTGGGTTGCTGTAGTACTTATCTTGCTTAGCATACTGTCCAGGAATGAATCCCTTTATGTCATAGGTAGGTGCTTCACCTGTTACTAGGACATAGGTATGGTCTGTCTGGTCTGGTGCTCTTACGATAAGTCTATAGTTGTCTTGGCTTGCCCATCGTACCTGGATCTTTTCAGATACATCTGCCCCTTTAAAACCTTTGCCAGCCCCTGCACTGTAATATAGGTTCAATGCCTTGGAGACAGCTAATTCTGCTCCGTAGCCTTCGATGTTCTCTGTCCAGCCATTGCCTGTAAAGCCATGTTGGTTCTTACGGTTATGCTTAATGGCATCAATACCACGATGTACCGCTACAGCAGCTGCCATAGCTATTTCTTCTAAGCTTAGTGTTATCTTCATTATTCCTCGATACTAGAGAATTTCAAGACGGTAGTCTTGGATGGACCTCTTATTTACCGCCGAGCTTTTACGCCCGAACTTAATCTATTTTTTCGCCTTGCTCTCATGGCATGGGCAATCGCACTGCCAATTCTCTGAAGTGACTACAGCACAATCGCTGTGGTGGCCAGTGATACACCAGCCAAATCTTTTTGTCACTTAACATCCCTAGGATAGTCAGCCATCCAGTAAAAGATAGCGTCTATCTGTGTTGTTGTATTAGATAGTAGATCTACGATGTGACCACCATCTGCCCCGAAATCTTTGGTCAGGGTCTTACGTAGGTGGTCAGTTAGATAGTCTAAGTAGTCTTCAATGTCGAACTGAGTCTTCACTGCTTGCTCCTCTTGACTATCTCTAGACCCTCTGCTAACTCAAAGTTCTGATGACATACAGCATGCTCACAAGCACTGTCTGCCTTAAAGTCAAAACAGATCTTATCATTAAGTATCTTGATTACGATGGTTAGGGCTTCTACAAATCCCTTGTTATACCCCATCTCGCCAAGCTTCTCGAAATCGCTTAGCTTCATGTTTGGATCAAACATTAGAACATCTCCATATAGTCAAAGTCTTCTTTACGTGCAACATAGGTGGTCTGAAAGTCTAGGGACTTGCTCCACACGATAATCTCTGGTACCAGTGGGTGCATGCGATAGCCAAATTCCTCGAGCTGCTTGACTATCTTCTCATCATACTGCACAAGGAATAGTGGCTCATCGCTATCCCATTCCATCTCATAGTCTGGGTTGCCCGTGCATGCCAACGTGGTTGGCTTATTTCTTTTAAGTAACTGCATGTATTAATTATATAGGCTGATAGCCCATATGTCAAGCCTATCCCCAAATATTTTCGCTTGGAGCAGGCTTGTTAGCCTTACCCTCCACGAGTGGGACAATGTCACGGATGTGCAACGGATCTTCCTGTAGCCAGTCTGTACCATCCAGCTTGACAGTAAGCATACGAATAATCTCCATGTGCTTCTCATCTTTGCCGTCTGCAAGGCCATGGGCATAGCCCATATCGTATGCCTTCTGAACCAGCTCTAAATTCTTCTTATTTGATATCATTAATTCTTATCCACAACATAGTTAAAGAAGTGCTCCATGAATGTCTGTCTACTCACAATAGAGTCTGGGACATGCAGGAACGCACCAGTAGATGTTTTCTTTGGGCCGTGGCTGTCCAGGCTATTCTTAAAGTGCTCATTAATTGACGCATAGCTTTTGGTTGAAAAGCCGCAGCTGCAGCCATATGTATATCTTTTAGTCATAATACAAGTATACTCCGATCGAGGAGTTTTGTCAATGGGTATGTTTTTAGTCTGTTGGCCAAATGGTTGGCGGAACGGTTTCGTTACAGGTGTAGCAGTAGTGTGAGTACCCTTGATTGTCCAGCCCCCCGAGAGCAATCTCCTCATTCCTTGCTCTCTGGACCATGGTTGGTGTAGGGTAGCCATAAACTACCTTTACCAGCTCGTTATTACATACTGAACAATTAATCATGTATCTAGTATATCAGAAAAAGAATAGATAGTCAACGAATTATGGCACAAACTCAAACTTTTTATTTTTTGTAAACCACATTGGCAATGAGTATCTGTCTTCGGTGATGGCGAATACTTCATGCCTGTCCTCTTTTGACTTAAAGATTATAAGGTCTCCAACCTCTGGGGTTAGACCGAAACCAGCATCTGGAAACGAGATCATTCCATTACCATCCAGAGTGTTTAGGTACAGCATAGCTGTATACTCTAGCTGGTCATTGATTCCACCTGGAACACCATCCTTGTGTGGCATAAGCCTACCACCAGAGTGCTGCTTAGAAAGGAACCACGAGGTAAGATATGTCTCACCATCGAGGATTCTATTGGTCTTATCGAAGATGCTAATAAGATTATCTCTAATCTCTGCGGCTGGCTCTATGGTGTGGATGGCCTGATGTGGAAGCTCTTCGTCATACCCAAACCTCATCATCCATCTGCTACGATCAGCGTTATATACAAATCTAGACAGGTTGTCATCTATGAATGAGATGATTGGTTCAGCTTCCTTGGCTGATATAAAGTTCTTTATAATTTGAATTGACATTGTATCCTATTTTAACATAAGTCCCCCCAGTAGGAATCGAACCTACGACCAAGAGATTAGAAGGCTCTTGCTCTATCCACTGAGCTATGGAGGGGTGGGTCTCTCAGGTGGGACTCGAACCCACAATCCAAAAGGCAATTGATTTTAAGTCAATCGTGTATACCATTCCACCACTAAGAGGTACTGCTACCTGGACTCTTTGAACTTCTTGAGTCTGTTACAGTTTGCACAGATAAACAAAAGCTGAGCAATCTTCAGCTTAGACTTTTCGTAAGTTTCTTTATCTGTAATGCCCTTGATGATAGCATCTACGTTGGTTCCGTCAACTGGATCGAGTTGGCTAGAGTGGAGCATCTGGTTACAGCCTACGCATGGACGCTTTAGCTTGTAGTTTTCTACATACTTCAGTGCTTTTTCTTTAAATTCTTTAGACATGTTTTCTCCTTGTATAAAGTATACCATCGGAGCATTGTCCTGTCAAGCACTATTTGTGTTCGTGATATATCTCTGCGTCATGGATTATGTAAACATTACCGTGGTCAGCGTCATGGAAGCTTTGGCAGACAACTACCATCTCGCAGTCAAATTCATTAGTGACATTGTTTATCCAGCCATAACGGATACCATCTTGGAATGGTTTGGCCCTGTATAGGCAGATACCATTAGATGTAGAATAGTACCTGTCGTAAGCCTTCATCTTGTAGTCATCATCAATTGGGTAGATGCTCTCGTCGTAGACTGGCTTCTTTCTGGTAGCCCACTGATCATATAATCTCTTATTGCGAATGGTTATTCCAGATACGATGTCGAAGTCTGGGACAACATTCTTGAAGTTGAGGATTCTGGAAACAGTGTTCATGTCAAACTCTACGTCAGCCTCTACCATCATGACGTAGTCAACATCATTGATGAATCCGCCAGCCTCTATAGCCTTGTTCCTAGCTATTGATAGGTTCTTTACTCGATCGCCGTCCTTGACTGAGCCATAGAACTTGGTCTGAACATCCTCTAAGATTAGAGATACACGAGAAAATGATGACCAGTCCTTGCCCTGGAGCTTTTGCTTAGTGTCATCCGTAGAGTCGTTCTCATAGATAGATAGATAGAATTCATAGTTGGGGAAGTTCTTAACAATATTGTTTAGCTTCTTGTGGTATGAATCTATATACTTACTTTCATTTCTAATGATGGAATATAAAAGAATCTTTTCTTTCTTTGGATCATTATTAGTTTCAACCTGTATCATGGGCAGACCTTCTCTTTTGTTTGCTATCGTTTGTTCAATCGCAGAGATGAATGACTCCCCGATCTTTTTCCAGTCGTAGTCTTTTGAAAGCTCTAAAGATCTTTCAGACATCTTATTGTATACTGCAGAATCGGTAATAAGCTTTATAGCCTTCACCATTTCCTCTGGGGTCTCTGATATAACCATGCAGCTGTCCCTCTCCGACTGAGAGAATCCCCTGGCCCCTACTGGTGACGATATAATTGGTAGACCATAACTAAGGGCCTTCATCATCTTCAGATGTGTTCCAGAACCAGACTTCATCGGGTTAATAAAGGCAAAGGCCTTTGAAAATAGATCCTCAACCTCATCGTTACTAATTTCCTTTATCTTGATAAGGTTCTTTGGAGACGGTAGGTGGTCAACTCCACCGACACACGAGCCAGCTATTACGAAGTCGTAGTCTGGAACCATTTTTGCCAGCTCTATAACTCTTTCCGCCGCAATAATGTTTGGTGGGTGACCACTTCCAATAAAAACAATCCTCTTGTACTTCTGCCCAGCACCAGCAGATATGCCAGGAACCATATCATTTCCATTTGGAATATAGTATGCTGGCTTATCAATAATAAAATGAGACTTCATTGCTTCGAAGTCATCTATAGAGCAATACCCTATGGCAGATGATCGATCTATAATGTCTTTTTCAGTTTCATTTACTATTCGGATATCTTCAGATCTTTTCGGGAAAACCTGATTAGCAAGGTCTGTCTCAAAGTTTTGGGAAGAATAGAAAACTGGAATGTCTGTTTTTACCGAGTGAACTAGTGGTGCCGTGGCATAATGATCAACAACAATGATATCGTGAACCTCTGCTAACTCCTTTAGCTTTGCCTTATAGCTCTTAAAGTATCTTTTAAAATACGCTATCCTAGTGTCATTGTTTGGCTTCTTGAGGGTTGTTCTGCCCCTGGCTGCACGAATAACCTCTGGCTCAACAGCAATGGATATGTGGATTAGGCTTTCGGACATCTCTTTGCGAAACTCCTGGCCCTCCCAACTAAGAGATAGCAGTGTCACAGAGTGACGCTTTGATAGCGATGTAGTCAGCTTTACAAGCCGCTGCTTGCCCCCGTGGTTTTCTGAGAACGGGTCTGGGGTTGAAGATAATACTAATATTCTTGACAATGTGAACTCCTAGCAACAAGTGTACCATAGTCTCTTGTGCTATACTTTTTATAAGATAGGATTAGAAATGAAGAAAGCTCTCATCACGGGTATCACTGGACAAGACGGTTCATACCTAGCAGAATTACTGCTAAACATCGGATACGAAGTACACGGACTTGTCCGCAGATCATCAACCGACAACTTTACACGCATTAGGCACATTCTTGATAATGATAGCCTCTTTCTTCACCAAGGTGACCTAACAGACTCTGCATCAATAACTAACCTCATTAAGATAATTGAGCCAGACGAAATCTACAACCTGGGTGCTCAGAGCCACGTGCAGGTGTCATTTGATACTGCAGAGTTCACTGCCGATACAGATGCCCTTGGCCCATTGAGAATCCTGGAGGCAATTAGAGTTCTAGGGCTAAAGGACAAGACTCGTTTCTACCAGGCAAGCACCTCGGAGATGTTTGGTCTTGTTCAGGAGGTACCCCAGAAGGAAACCACAGACTTTTATCCTCGCTCTCCATACGGTGTAGCAAAGCTTTATGGCCACTGGATTACAAAGAATTACAGAGAGTCATATGGCATGCATGCCTCTAGTGGAATTCTGTTCAACCACGAGAGTCCACGTCGTGGAGCAAATTTTGTTACAAGTAAGATTGTTCTTGGTTTAAACAACATTAGCGTTGGAAGACAGGATGTTCTCGAGCTAGGAAACCTAGATGCAATGCGTGACTGGGGGCATGCAAAAGATTTTGTATACGCAATGTGGCTAATGCTACAGCAGGATGTACCAGATGACTATGTTATCTCCACTGGAGAGCAGCACTCGGTTAGAGAGTTTGTGGAGAAGGCTGCAAGCTACTTTGGAATGGTGATTGAGTGGCATGGGCAAGGACTAGACGAGATCGGTGTTGACGCACTATCTGGTAAGACTGTTATTAAGATTAATCCTAAGTTCTTCAGGCCAGCAGAGGTAGAGACTCTTCTTGGTGACTGCACAAAGGCCTCCACTAAGCTTGGCTGGGTCAGGAAGCGTTCCTTTGAAGACCTTGTTGATGACATGTGTGAAAATACCGCTAAGGTTTTCCCTAACCATCAGGGAGAGTAGTGGACTACGTTTACATCTGTCGTAAAGGTGATAATGAAGAGCTTCGATACTCCATTCGATCTGTTGTAGAAAATCTACCGCCTGGAAATATCTGGGTTATTGGTTACAAGCCTAACTGGTACACTGGAAACTTTATTCCAGTTCGAGACACACAGTATAAGTTTGACAACATAAAGAAGTGTATGTCTGCCATAGTGAGCAGCAATGAGATATCGGATGACTTTGTATCGATGCATGATGACTTCTTTATCACTAAAAAGATAGACTCTGTCCCCATTCTGCATGGTGGACTGCTAGAAGATCGTGTATCCCTATATCAGAAGCTAACTCCAAGCTCCATGTACACCAGGCTTCTTGCAAGCACACACAAGAGGCTTGTAAAGCTCGGGATACCGAACCCACTAGACTATGACATCCATGTTCCAATGGTGATGAACAAGGTACTGCTAGACAAGGTGCTTACCATGCCATATCTAGAAAGATCAAACTACGGAAATATATTTGCTATCGGTGGAGCCTTGAGTAATGACGTCAAGGTGTACTCCAAGGGTAGAATGAGCTCTAGGTCCTATGACTTTTTAAATGGAGAGTCATACTTTTTATCCACAGAGGACAGTTCTTTTGAAAATATCCGTGATGATATTGCAAAACTATTCCCCACTCCATCCGCATACGAAGCTACCTGATAGATCAGTTAACCTGCAGGTCTCTGACAAAGCTCCAAGATTGTTTTATACTTTGCATTTGCTTCTTCAAATAAAGAATCATCCAGATCTTCGCTAAAAACTTTTTGATAAAAGTCTGTGTCAGCCATGCTAGAGAGGTTTGAGCTAAGAACAAATCCATCTGGGACATCAATCTTTGCCTTATTTGCAATATCAAAAATTGCCCACTCTAGATAGTTAAAGTCATAAAGATTTAGGTAGTCTATGTTCTCAATGAATAGGTCTATTGCTTTGCAATAGTCACCAAGAGTGTCTACAATTACCTGCTTTATATTCTGGATGCTACCAGGATCATTGTACTCTGCGTGTGCAGCACAAGAAATCACGGTGTCTCTTGGATTTCTTACAATTGCAACCTGAAACTTGCTTCTATCCCTTAAAATATCATGAAAGCGTGGTGGATTCTTGGCAACGCACTGATGCCCAATCATCTTATCTAGATTAAGCTTAGCAAACTGAGAACCACTTCTCGGAAAGCTGTTTATTGAGATGTCCATAGGTTATTCTTTCTAGTGTCCAACAACTATACCATAGTCACTGACAAGTACTCCAGGATGGGATTGAACCATCGGCCTTCAGTTTATAAGTCTGATGCTCTTACCTACTGAGCTACTGGAGCAAAGTGGGGTGTGTGGGACTTGAACCCACGACCGACGGATTATGAGTCCGCTGCTCTAACCAGCTGAGCTAACACCCCCAAGACTAATGACTAATAAGATAGTCTACAGTCTCGTAAAGATCTTCTAGGGATCCAATATTGTTTATTTCCTTGGTAAACTGGTAATTATCCAAAGATGTCTCTGATATGTGTCCATTTGCTGCATAAACGCCTGGCTTAGATACCCTCCAAACGGCCCCAGATGCCTCGAGAATCGATTTTGCCTCATTCTCGAAGCGGACATCTGCAAAAACTACTCTCGGGTATTCTGCAGCTTTTGCCATGGCTTGGTTAACCCAAAAGTCTTCTCCAAATAGCTCACGACCTACCTCGGTACCCATTCTTTGCATCAGGCCACGAACGTCTGGACTATCAGCTTTTACATTCTCCCAACCCAGTCCAGCAACAGCCGTAGACAGGGGAACACCCTGCATGTCAGCAATTGTTACCTTCGGATCCAGCAAGATCAGTGCCTTTCGAATAGGGTCTGCAAAAGACACCTTTGTAAAGCCATGATTCTTAACTAAATAATTAGCAACAGTATCCTTGCCCGACTGGGCATATCCACTTAATCCAATAATCACTGTCTTGCTGCTTTCATAGTCTGTGGGAATACTTCTGCTGTCAACTTCTCTACTGCCTTTGCATACTCTTGGATTTCAACCTGGGCATCGTGTCCGAGTCGCTGGTCTAGGAAAGTCATTACGCTCTGTAGAGATGCAGTCCAACGCCAACGGACATACATCCCGTATGCTGGCAAGAATAGTCGTGCAATCTCTGGAGCAACGTTATCATCCATTGCTTGGTGATATAGGCTGGTACCGCTAGCTACAGTTTCGATTAGCTTCTTGAAGTAGAACTGCCCCAAATTTTCGTTGATTGGCTCACCGCTACCCTGCTTGCTATTCTCTGGCTTGCTACGCCACTCCTCTGGTCCAGGAATGTAGAACTGCTCATCTTCTGTGATATATCGACGAGATGATTCGTTCCATCCGTTCTGATCGTCTACGTGACTGGATGAAACAGCATACTTCCACCACTGACGTGCAACAAACAGCGGAGCATAGACTTCGAAAGTCAGTGCTGCGTGTCTGAATGGACTGGTGTGACCCTCACGTACCAGGAAGCTGATTAGCTTCTCATCACGTGGCTCGAACTCTGATGACTCTTTGTCGTAAGATACTCTAGCAGCATTTACCACTGAAAGATCGTCACCCAAAGTGTCTACCAGTCTTACGTATCCTTCGTCTAGAACTTTGACATTAGTCATTTACAAGTGCCTTCAATTCTGGATACTCTAGATACTCTGGATATTCTGCCAAGACTTCTTTTGCAGTCTTAGCAATGGCATCCCAGTTGTCTAGCATTTGCAGCCAGACACCCTCTGGGACAACATTCTTCCACTCACCACCCATATACATGGTAGGAATGTGGGTCTTATCAATAATCGTATAGCCCCACTTGAGACCACCTTCTTCATGCGGTGCGATTAGTATCTCTTGTGGGTCTAAACGAAGTCCTATGCCTTTTAGCTGGCCCTCAATTGGCTCTGTCATGGAGTCTCCTAAGTCTTTTTGTGTACTCTGCTACCTTAGCAGATATCTTTGGTTTTGTAAAGTAGTTCCAGTTATTCAAAAGCCAATGCTTATAAACTGGAATAGGGTAATCAAGAATGCCCCACAGGTAAGACCAGTGGCTGGTTGCTCTATGTCTACTCATCGGTGGTGATAAGTGGATTAATCTTTTTACGAATAACGTCTAGAACATGCTTGATGTAGTACGCATAGTACGGATCTTCATCAGCAATCTTAAAGTATTCCTTTTCAAATTCATCATGAAGTGTGTGTAGTGCAGCCTCGTAGCCACGCTCATATTCATCTGCGTAGTTGATGTCTGGAATTCTTCCCATCGCTCTATCCAATCACTGCAAAGATGTCTCGGTAGGCAACGATCAGATACTTCTTGCCTTCGTGCTCTACTTCTGTACCCTGGTATTTAGAAAAGATAACCTTATCCCCTGGCTCTACCGCCATCTCCATAGTACTACCATCTGCAAACTTAGCTCCTGGACCAACAGCCACCACGACTGCCTCCTGTGGCTTCTCTTCTGCTGTTCCTGCAATGATAAGGCCAAACTGAGTTGTCTTCTCTTCTACCTTTGGTAGCTCCAAGACTACCTTATCTTCTAGTGGCTTAATACTCATTCTAGTACCCATCCTTCTGGTGTGTTACACCGTGCTTGTCGTCAATGTATTTGTGGATCTTGCGTAGTGCTACCGCCTTTGACACGGCAAAGCCTACCAAGAGGAATACGGCATTCCAGAAAAACTCTGATATCATATGCTCTAATCCAAATGTGACCTCGATGATTGTGTCCAAGAGAGATTCCCCCCCATGGGCATGCTCATCTACGTGGTCTTCTAGTTCCGAACTAATTACAGAATAAAATTGATTCATTATTGCCTCTCATAGCTTTTATATATACATTATACATAAAGCTGGAGGCTTTGTCAAGCCGCTATGGCATTAATTTTGTCTGGCTGGAATCCTGCCCAGCTGTCATTGCCAGAGATAACTACTGGTGCTGACATGAATCCCATGGAGACAATCTTCTCAAATGCCTCCTGGTCTTTAGAGATATCTATGGTGGTGTACTCTACCCCGTTCTTGTCCAATAGCTTCTTTGTCTGCTCGCACTGAACGCATGCTGGTTTAGTATAAACCGTTGTCATATTATCTCCTCTATAGTTGTAGATCTATTATACAGATTTGTTTAATAGAATATTTTTATTTGTATTACGATTGTATAACAAAGCACTTCCATCTGGACTCGAACCAAAAATGACGGTACCAAAAACCGTAGTGTTGCCAATTACACCATGGAAGTATTGTGAAAGTAGAGGGATTCGAACCCACTCAGCATACGCAACAGATTTACAGTCTGCCCTGGCTCTCCAACTCCAGCGTACTTCCTTGGCACCCCCTATAGGAGTCGAACCTATGCCTGCAGTTTTGGAGACTGCCGTGCTACCGTAACACTTAGGAGATACAAATACTAGTCTATCAGAAAGACTACGATCTGCCAAGCTTTTTATTTAAATTATCTATAAAACTAAAAAATCCTAGCTTGTCGATGCCAGCTATTGCTTTAATATCTTTTGGTAAGCAATGTCCTCCAAAGCCTAGCTTGCCATCGTCTGGGCTAGGGACAACAGTATGGCCAACTCCGATTCTTGAATCAGCACCGATGGCCTTTCTAACTTCGTCATAGGGAACTTCATAATCCTGACAGATATTGTATATTGTGTTAAATAAAATTACCTTAGTTGCCAAAGCAGCGTTAGAGGATAGCTTGATTATAGATGCCTCCGCATGAGATACAAAAAAAGTTTCCCTGATCCATGGATAACCCATATCTCCCAGCAGATCAAAGAATGTCTGGGTCTCCTCTGTAGCTCCACCAAGAACAATTCTAGAAGCTGGGTCTCTTTGGCTCTTAAAATCATGGTGGTCCATAAATTCTGGGAAAAGGATTAGATTGTTGCCAAACAGCTTGAACAACTCCCTAGCCTTGTTTGGAGCTATTGTGCTCCTCACTACCACCTTGCCAGAATAACCAGACAGGTATTTTAGCACCGAGTCCAGATCTGAGTAGTCTTCTGGGCCTGACTGCAAGGTATCTACACAGACTATTGCGTAGGAATAGTTTTTGGGATTATCTACGACTAGACCCTTATACGGATCATGGATTTCTATGTTGGCCAATGGCAAACTTCTTGCAGTTGCCTTGCCAACATTTCCATATCCAATAAGCAAAACATTACTCATTAGCTTTCAACCAATCGTCCAAATAAATTTGTGGATCCCAGCCAAATGCCTGAATAAACTTGCTGGAATTTGAGAAGGATGATCTAGCCTCTCCTGGACGCTGGGGAACATTTATTGTGTTATTAGATATCATGTGTGCCACATTTATGATCGAGTAAGACTCCTCGATGCCAGCATTATATACCTGGCCAAAGCTTTCTTTTGCAACTTTTGATGTTCCTGCTAGATATAATGCAGACACCACGTCAGACACGTGTGTGAAGCTCCTAGACTGGGTTCCGTCACCAACAACCGTCAGTGGCTGACCTAGATGCTTTTGCTTTTGAAACTTTCCGATAACCGTTGCGTACTTTCCAGCTATTGGTTGCCTATCTCCGTAGACATTAAAAAATCTTAGGGCTATGGTTTCTAGCCCATAAGCTTCATTAAACACTTTGCATAGCTGCTCACCTATCAGCTTTGTGGAAGAGTAAATAGTTAAACAGTCTGGCTGCTGTGTTTCAATATTCGGAGTTGGGTTATTTCCATATATAGATGATGACGATGAGAACACAAATCTTTCTACCCCAGCTTCAGCCGAGCATTGCAAAACATTGGACATTCCAATAACATTAGAGGTTATCGCACCCCCTGGGTTTTCTATAGCTGGCTGAATTCTAGATATTGCTGCAAGATGGTATACGGTATGAACACCGTCGTACAGCTTCCTTGTGACCTCGTAGTTACCAGCATCCAGATTATAGTTTTCTGCTCTTGGATTCCAGTAGAACTTTTCATTCTCAAGAGCTGACTCGTTATCGATCACCCTGACCCTATGCCCAGCGGATATCAGAAAATCTACAAGGTGTGAGCCTATGAATCCTGCACCACCAGTGACAAGTATCATTCTGATCTTCTTTCTGTGAGTGACCCCAACGGGATTCGAACCCGTGCTACTGCCGTGAAAGGGCAGCGTCCTAGGCCACTAAACGATGGGGCCGATTATTGACTATACTATTCTAGCAGAGTCAGTCTGATTCTGCAAGTCTTTGCCAAGCCCAGTTCAAAACGTCTACAGCAAGCTGATCTCCAGCAAGATCCTTCTCTACGATTAAGCCACGCAGGTTAGACATAAACACAAGACGCTCCTCTAGGCCACCAAGACTGTAAAGGTCTGCTGTTACGTCATCGATCTTTTGTAATAACTGACGAGAACGCATCTCAATATCGTCAATGTTTTCAATGTTCAAATCCATACAATAATTATACAACCAATAATGTTATAATTTAATAGATGACAAGCTTTCTTGAGTTTCAGACGCATAAAGAAAAGATGGGCTGCTTTGACTGTAAGGTCAAATACCCTCACTACATCCTCGAGTTTGATCATCGCCCAGGGGTTAAAAAGATTGACATAGTGTACCGAGTGCTAAAGAAGTTTGGTAGGGATGCTGCATGGAAAGAAGTCCGCAAGTGCGATGTCGTTTGCTCTAATTGTCATAAAGCTAGAACATATATGCGTGAACACGGAGCTATGTCTAATTAGACTATTCGGCTTGACTTTGTATAATCTTTTCCGAAGTCAGAAAATAATGCCTTGTCTGTTTCTCTGTTAACAATTCCACGTGACCAGGAGAAACCTGCGTCACCACCCCATGCAAGCCACATGATGTAGCCATTAGATGGGTTAGCCTGATTAGCCCAGTCCTTACCCTTCTTGTCTACTTCGTGACGTGAGAAGTATGAGTACATCCTCTTCACTGTACTAAGCGAGAGTGTCTCTCCATTAGCCAGCTGTCTAGCTCTTGTCCAGCCAACTGCAGTTCCAGCTCCTGTTGCTTTTCCGTCTTCCTTAAATTTAATAGCACGACGAGCAGCAGCCCTGGCACCAGCAGGAGGGGAATAGCCATCAGCCTTAGAAATCTTTTCTTCTTCATCATCTTCTTCTTCCGATACTTCAATATCAACTATGGTTGCATCACTGTAAAGCATACCAATTGAATAAGCGGTAGGGCAGAAGGTTCCGTCCTCTTCCTGCTCAAACATTCTTACAGCCATTGCAGGATTTTCTGGAGTGGATTCGATAGCGTACTCTGTGCCTGGTGTTCCATATGTTCCACCTTCAATCATTATGTGCTCTACCTGGCCAATAACAAGACCCTCGGATGTGCTACCAACAACATAGTCACCCTCAACAATCTGACGATCTACTTTGGCGACTGGGATACAGTTTGGGACCATCTTGCCATTTTCACCTGGCTTCATGCCACGCTGAGCGTAGCCCTCCCAGCAAGGATTGGCCTTGTCAATGTTTCCTTCGGACTGATTAATAGCATAAATTTGAGCTGCAGCTTCTTCTCTTGTGTCATGGCAACCCATAACTTCTCCACCCTCTTTAACTGCAGGGTATCCGCTACATCCGTAGCTTCCCTTTTCTCCAACGCTATATGGCATTATTCCATCTCCTCAGTTTCCATGCTTGCACGGATCATCCAGCAAAACTTTTGAGAGATTGTCTGACGTGTAGCAAGAAAGTCCATAAGGCCATTCTCATTTAGCTGGTTTGCTAGTCTACACGCAATCTTTAGATCTTCAATGTGCTTTTCAATTGACATGTATAGGTCTGCTAGCATTGGCTGTGGGTCCCCGACAATCTCTGGATCCGCAATAGTTGACATATCGAAGAAGTCTGTTAGTCGATATGGGGCATATGTCTTAAGCATACGTAGCCACTCTGCGTACGTATCTGTTGCTTCGTCAAAGTCCTCGTAGATGTCTGAGAAAAAGTCGTGAAACTGTTTAAAATCATCAGACTCGACGTTCCAGTGGTATCCATGTGCCTTGAATTTTAAAGCAACGTTGTCTGAGAATAGCTGCTTTAGCTGAATAATTAATTGTTCCATGTTAAAAGTATACCATAAAGCCCCTCACACAGGCAATTCAAGCACGATGGCCACGGTCTTATAAATAGGTAACTAATCCATCCTAAGCGTAGGCCCATGTGAGGGACAATATTAGTATATCACCATTATGATATACTTTATTAATGAATCTAGGACATCTCATATACCTTGGAAATCTTAGAGATGTCTATCTGAATGCCTATTCAGAGGAGATCGAAGCCTTTTCTAGCACACAAGGTGTGGATATTTGTATTTGGGATGATCGAATGATCAAGAACCTGATAAGGGATAACTTCGGTCTATCTGTCCTTAGTGCCTACAATGCAGTTAAGCCGTATGCGTATAAGGCAGACCTTGCAAGGCTATGCATTCTCTATGTACAGGGAGGGTTCTACTCTGACCTTGGAATCAGGTTCCTAAATAAGATAGAGCTAGACAAAGACATAATTGTGTTTAATGATAATGCCCTAAAAAAAGTGTTTGGATATCGAGACATCATTCAGAATGCGATAATATACTCTGCACCCAAACAGCCAGAGATTCTGGAATGCATACTCAGGTTATCTGAGATATACAATGGCAGAGAGTACGGACCAGATCCAGCATACATAGGTGGCACTGTACAGATGGGAAGGGTATTTACTAGGTCAACTCATCGTATTGGCATTGGGGAAATGGGTAACTCATTTACAACAATAGAGGACCTAAAGGCTGGGGAGACTAACCTAGAGTATATATATAATGGCGTTCATGTGGCAAACTTTAAGGACATGAAGAAAAGATCTGAAATCGCATCATCCGACCCTGCAAGATCTTCTTGGGGGTATGCCTGGGATAATAGGCTAGTATACTAAGTGGTATTAGGGCAGTTTTAAGTCATACCCAGGACACCATGACTAATTAAATTACTTAATAGTAATCTTCTTAGGCTTCTTTTCTTCTGGAACATTCTTATACAGATCAATGTATAGAATGCCATCCAGCATACTTGCACGATCTACCTCGAAATATTCTGGTAGATTAAATGAGCGAGTAAACTTGCGACCTGCAATACCCTTGTGGATATAGTTAGCTCCCTCGTCTTCCTGACGCTCACCCTTTACTGTTAGCACGTCCTTCTCTACTGAGATATCGATGCCAGCACGGTTGAATCCAGCAACAGCAAATTCAAGAACCAGATGTTCGTCTGAAATCTTGTTGATGTTGTATGGTGGGTAGGTTGCCTTTGACGGCTGTCCTGTAAAGAATACCTTCTCAAATTCCTGAGCAAGGTTTCCAATGAATGGGTCATTAAAAATAACCATATGTATCATCTCCTTATATTAAGCGAGTTAATTGCCCCCGATTGGCAGGCATAAATATTATAGCATAAGAAAAGAGGGACCGCAACTGCGGCCCCCCTATCTATGTTAAGAGAATTACTTCTTCTTCGGTGCTGGCTTAGCAGCAGGCTTTGCAGCTGGCTTTGCTGACTGAGCCTTGCCAGCCTTCTGGTATTCAGAAGCGAGCTTCTCGATGGCTTCCTTGTTCTTCTCCAGATATTCCTTAGAGATTACTGGCTCGCCATCCGATAGCTTTGCCAGGTGTGGCTGTGCAAGCTTCTCGATTAGACCGAATGCTGGATCGTTCTTGTTTAGTGCACGTAGTGCTACTGGAAGTAGACCTGCGATTAGTGCGTTCAATAGCTGGAGTGGGTCCGTTACCCCAGCCAGGTACAGGGCAGATGCTGCTGCAAGAACTGATCTTGCATACGATGCCACTGCTGCTTTTAGTTGCTTGTTCATTTGTTTCTCCTTATTGTTTATTTATAGTGTCTGGTAATAGCTTCTGAAGCTGCTTGTTAGCCTCGAGAATCTTTACCAGCGTGGCTGCAGATGAGTTTTCTTCTAAAAGAATTAGACGAACATCCTCATCGAATTTTTTAATCCCAGCCTGTGCATCCTCGATGTAGTCAAACGCTGCCTGACGGCTATTGTTTAAAAACATCATGAACTCATCAGACTCTAGCAGCCTCTTGTCTTCTCTGATCTGTAAAATCTGCTGTCCAAGCAGATTCTTGTCTGTCTCCGACTGCATAAACATCTTTGCCAGATTGGTGTTCTGCCTCTTTATAATCAGATACCGATATGTCAGGAATATTAATGCGAGCATTGGAATCAGAGCAAGAATATCTATCCAATTTATCATTCTTCTTTGCCACCTTCACGAACGATAAGCACAATGGCTCCGTTATCCTCTAGGGCCTTCTTCAGTCGAATCATGTACTCCACAGCCTGACGCTTTTCGTCATCGTATAGTCTCATGAATACGTCTTCTTTTGCTCTAATGGTTAGGAATGTGTCATTGTCCTCTAGGCGAACTCCAAAGTTTTTAGGTGCTGGAATAGAATGGAATGCTACTTTCATTGCGTCTGTATACATCAATCATCCTATCTGTCATTGGTTAGCTTTTGCCAGGTGTTACCCCACTGAGCTTTTGTCTTGTGCCTGTTAAACTCTTTAGATATTTCGCCATCCTCTAAGTATATACCGCCCCATACTCCCCAAGACTTCTGAGAAACACCAATAGCAAAACATTTTCTTGCTACGGGGCAGCCAAAGCACATTTCATCTACGTCAGCTCTGATTTCTGGGTCTTCTTCGTATGTATCAAAGAATAGATTTGTGTCAAACTTGATGCACCTGGCATCGTCTTTCCACTTATCTCTGGATATGTCCATGAGCTACCTCACAAACTTGCCAGGGATCTCCCAACCAGACTCAGTGATAGGAAAAGTTTCTTTCACATACCATCTGCCCCTGACGAAAACGCCGTTTGGCTTGGACCACGCAGTAGGATTTGGCGTGGTATGTTCTACATCCCAGCCATTCCATCGCAGCGATCGCTCTGATCGGACAATATTCTCCATTTGTTCTAGAGACGTGATTGTTTTCATTGTCCCCACTCCTTATATATTAATTTATATATATCTAGCCAGCATATCCGCAAGGCCTTTTATTTAAATACGTCTATGTCAGTATTTAAAATCTATAAAACTGAACGTTTACACCTTTATTGCTAACAGATGTAACCATCTCTGGAATTGGCTCTTTTGGCAATGCATAGTATGCGAATAGGTCTATGTCGTGAGCATTTTGCTCTATCCAACTAGGTGGAACCTTCACAAGCTTTGACTTAATGCCCCTTGCCTTCAAGCTTCTTTCTGTAACGTTGACAAACTCCATCGCCATTGCGTTAATGTTTGCTGGTCCAGCACTGAACACCGTAAACGACTTATCATCGTCTGTCAGGTTGATTAGGGCAGACCTCATGCCAGTCAAGAAGACTGAGTAGTCATCGAATTTCTTTGTTCCCTGAACTACCACGATCATTCTCTTCTCCTAACATGTCTACGATATCTATAATCTTTTTCAATTGTACATCATCCATGGCCATTGTGTCAACCTCTCTGGTTGTTTCTTGGACAATTATCTCATCCTGGACATCGGCAACATAGAATTTATTATTAGCAATCCAGTAAGCCTCTGTTTCAGATATGATTACCTTAACATGCAACTTGCTGTGATGCTTAGTACTCTGAGTAACGATATTTGGTTCGATGCTGGAGTGGATAAGATCTTCTAGAAAAGTGAGTGGCCTCATAAGCTGATGAACTCTCGCTTGGCTAGACATCACGCCAATCTTTAAAGATTTAGAAACATTTTTTCTAAACAATGTGTTACAGACTGCAACAGTAATTAATGTGAGCGTTGCTCCTATAACGTATTCCATAAATATATTATACTACTTATGGAGTGCACGTTGCTTTGCTAGAGCCTCGAAGTCCTTAACTTTTGTGTCCCCCAAATATCCCCAGGCGTAACCCTTCTCAATCATTTCATGGTTAATAGAATTGCCGTCGCCATCCAAATAGAGCCAACCCAATATGCGACCATACTTCTCGGATGAATCCATCTTCTCAGTTTTAATCACAACATTCTTTGCTGCCTTGATACGCTCTGCCAAATACTTCTTTGACTCTAGTCCAAGAGCCTTCTCTATCTTATTGGTAGTTCTTGATTCTGGGGTATCGATACCAGCCAGACGAACACGTGAACTAAAGCTAATGTCAAACCCTAGATCAATTACAACGTCAATGGTATCTCCATCTACTACGTTGGTTACTTCTTTTACATAATACTCAAACATTTTTCAAACCCCACTTAATTTTGCTCCAGATGCGTTCATGGAAGAAGTAAATAACTATCTTTACTACAACTTCAATACTAACAATGGTAGCAGCCATATCTAGTTTACCAGTAACAACCAAAGAAATCAAGAACGTATTTAGACTTTGCCAAAATCTATACGTCAGTGCTTTGACTACTGATCTTTTATTTGTTTCTTTCATATGCCCATCTCTTTGCGTTTTTGTGTTGCCGAGATGGCCTGTATGTCTGCAGGCAAGTCGATCTGCTCGATCTTGTACCCCACATCACGACCATAAACTATATTAGTAATGTTCGGTAATCTCTTAATAAGGTTTACGTACCCAGAATTTTTATCGTGAATAAGTTTTTCAACCATATCATATGGCAGGGGGTCCTTCTCAGAAGTGTTATATGTGTTTCTAACCCCTATTAGAACCTGATCAGTACGCTCTGCAGCACGGTCACGGAGCATCTGGTGGCCTTCGTGCCATGGCTGGTACCTCCCCAACATTAGCGTTGTTGGTGCTGACCAATCAAATAGGGCAAACTCCTCCAGTAGATTATCCACCATATCGTCTACGGAGATAAAGTCATTAAACTCTACGTCGTAAAGATCTGGATCCTCCCAAAGCTTATTAGTGTCTAAGAATCTACCCTCTTTAATTGTGTTCATCCAAACAAGAATGTCTGGCTTACCAAATACAAGCCTGGTTTCTTTGGTTGGGCAAACAAAGTCTACAATCACGTCGTGCCCCTGCTTAGACAATAGTCTTGCCATAGCTCCTAGCCTACGTGACTGCTCTTCCCTATCCTCCTGAGAGAATCCCAGGTCAGAATTGATATCTGCACGAACCTCGTCTGCATTCAGATGAATGGCGTTGATTCTTTCCCTAAGTGCTTTAGCTAAAGTAGTCTTTCCACTACCAGGTAATCCGATTATCTGTATAATCATTTGTCGCTTCCTATCAGCCTATTCTCTACGAGTCTTTCTCTCTCGTCAAGAATATTGTAGGCGAAGTTCATCATCTTATCGTACCCTGTGGCACTGTCCATGATCTTGTTGTAGTGATGGTTGCAGAACACAAGGTCTCCAGTAACACCAATTACTTGGACATACGCTTGTGCTCCACAACTATCGCAACGATCATTTGCAGTGAGTACCCACTCCTCTGTCTCTGACACTACTTGTCCGTTCTATAGAATCCACTACCCTTGAATACAGGGTTACTCATTGAGTATACCCTATTTAGCCTGTTACCGCAAGACTGGCAAAAATAGCCAGGGTCTGGATCCGAAATGCTCCTGCTAACAGATAGCTTAGTCTCGCAGGATAGACATTGATACTCATATGTTGCCATTACTTAACTTTCTTTCCAAATCTAGTCCACAATCTTTCATGAGCAAAGTATCCGATGGCCTCCCAGCCAATGTAGAGCAAGGCTCCCCAGGTCGCATACTCCCACTCCCCTGTGAACAGGTAGATTACTCCTGCTACACCGATAAGGTGAAATGTCTCCCAGCTAATTGTTTTTAGAAAGGTTTTCTTTTTCGAGTCTGCCACTAGCCCAAAAGCCTCCATGAAAGCTGACCGACTACTCCGTCTGGCTTGGTGATTTCTTTGTGCTTCTTCTGGAATGCAATAGCGGCAATCCTGGTTGCTTCATCAAACTGTCCAGTTACAGATACGCCAAGCTTGGCCTGTAGGTATCTAACAGCGTCTCCCTCGGAGCCTTCACTTAGCTCGCCAGACAACACAGGCTTTACAAGTTTTGCAACTGCTTTTTTCTCAGCAATAACTGCATCAACCTTTGCTGCTTGTGCCTCGTTGTGCTCAGGTGCTTCTGCAATCGGATCGTCGTCTGTTGCTACGTCTGCTGCAGTTGCAATAATCTTCTCTTGTGCAATAAGTGCCTTGAAGAATGCGATCGGCTCGATGTAATTCTTACCATTTGCGTCCCAGGTGTGTACCTTACCAAGACGAAGCTCCCAGTGTAGGTGCTTTCCAGTTGACATGCCAGTGGTGCCCATCTTTCCAAGCGGAGTCCCAGCCGTGATCTTCTGGCCCTTCTTAACCTTGATTGATCCATCCTGCATGTGTGCAAATAGTGAGGTGTAGAACTTTCCATTAATCTTCATTAGAATAATTACGTAGTTTCCAAACCCTCCACCTGGAGATGTTGACTTCTTTGCCTCCAGTACTGTGGCATCAAACGGTGCCTCGATCCAACACGGTTCATGCGGAGACCAGATGTCGGTTCCATTGTGGTGCTTCTTTTGCTTGGTTACAGGATGGATACGCATACCCATGAGGCTGGTTGCCTTGAAGTCCTTGCCAAGCTTTCCATCTATCGGGAATTGTGCTTTTGCCATTATTATCTCCTTAGTTTATTCGATATAAGTATTATATCGTATTTGTCTTTCTGCTGTACTTCTTGCTACCCTGCTTGATCTACGTACCACTGAACAACTGTTTTCAGTTCAGCATCAAGACTGTATGGTGGTTTCCATCCAGAGCTCAGTAGCTTGGAATTGTCAAGCCCATACTTGGAATCATACCCTGGCCTAATGGTTTCCGAGTCTACAAGTCTATAGCTAAGTCTCTTGCCCACGATACCTGCAATCTTTTCTGCCCATTCTAGGTTTGAGTACTCGGCATCGCCAGCAACGTTAAACTTGTTAGGTTTATCGCTATCCGACGGGAGTGCCACTGGCAGGCTCAGAACGTGCAGCAGTGCCGAGGCCTGATTGCCAGCGTGTAGCCAGTATCTCATACCAACCTTGCCCCCGTCGTACGTGTGAATATCCGTCTGCTTATCATTAATAAGATTGCTAACAACCATTGGTGTAAACTTTTCAACATTTTGACATTCACCAACGAGATTCATAATGTTAATCATTGACACTGGAACAGCGTATGTTCTCCAATATGCAAAGATTATGTCCTCTTGGGCTGCCTTAGATGCACTATAGGGGTTGCTTGGAAGGTGCGTGTCCCACTCCAAAAACTTTTCATTTTCGTATGGCCCAAAGACTTCATCCGTAGAGACATGAAGAAGCTTCTCTGGCTTGTGCTTTCTTGCCCAGTCAAGGACATTACAGATTATCTGAACGTTATTAATGATAAAGTTTGCTGGATCGGAAATGCTCCTGTCAACGTGTGACTCGCTAGCCAGATTGATTAGATAGTCTACCTTGCCGAATAGCATGCTGGTGTCTTCCGATATTGGTTTCGACAAGTCGCACTCAACGGCCCTGACCCTAGCAAGCTTTGATGGATCCTTGTCAGTAGCAAAAGACATCCTACCCTCTAAGTCATTATGGTTCTTTAGTGTTACGGCAACAATGGTCCAGTCCGTAGTGTCTAGGATTCTTTTAATAACATGGGCAGCGACGAAGCCATCTCCACCAGTAACTAGAACTGTTTTGCCCACTATAACCCCAGCATCTCTATGTAAACCTGCCTAGCATTTTGAAGTTCGCTCCCAGCGGCATCGTAGAATTCCTCAATCGATCTTCTTGGATTTCTAACCTTGAGAATCGAAGAGGTGTCCTGAAAGACAAACTTTGCAATCTCTAGCTTTTCTTCTTCGGTTTCATAGATTGCCTGATATCGCTTTCCCTCCTGAAGAGTATAGGCATCCTTGTTGTATAGGGTCTTGGCAGTAGCCAGATAGTCATGTCCGATATGGTCTTGCTCTGGCAACATGTAGTAGTCCCAACCAGAAAGGAATGAGCTGATGGCTATCGTATACTCCTCAGAGTATGATCTAATCACGTCGTGGAATCCTACGTCGTAAAGGTAATCCTTGCTGGCAAAGAATAGGTGGCTGCAAGAATAGAAGGTTCTCAGGTATCGCTCTCCATCCCAGTATAGCTGTACCTTTTCTCCATCAACATACTCAAACTGGGTTGACTCTGGCAGAATCGTTCTTTCGATGCTTTCCTTGTTGTGCTCCCACTCTACCTTCCAGTAAGATCGATCGTGAATCGTGCCATTGCTTATAGTGTCTCCAACTGACTCGATAGTTGGTCTAGAAATAATTACTCGGTTGCCGTGCAATCTTTGTAAATCTTGATAGTCATTTATTAGCTTTGCGTCCCAGTACTTTGCAAATACCATGTGAGAATCAATCATGAGGAAGTAGTCTTGGTCCGTGTGCTGCTCTGCCATTTCACGTCTGATCCAATAAACCCCTGGCCTCTCCTTGACGTCGTAGAACAAGAAATTGAAGTTTGGGTTACTGAGGTAGGCAGACATGTCTGGCATCTTGTCGTCATCATACTGCATTCCTATGCAAAAGAATAGTCTTTCTGGATATAGGGCATTCGACAGGGCACTCTCAATGGTTGGGATAAGTGCTGGGTCGTTATATGACGGAATCGTTATAAAAATTGTTTTGTCTTTGTTTGACAAGATTGGTCTCCCTTAAGTTGTGTTACCTATAAATTATACTACAAATACCCCCTTGGAGTCAACCCCACCTTTGGCAATTATGGTATGATTGGCTTATGAAAACAGCAATAGTGACCTCCTTTGACAGCAAATACCTAGACTACTCACGTGTTACAGTAAAGACTCTGGGACTTAACTACCATGGCCAAGATGCCCTAGACATAATTTGTTTAGTGCCAGATGACCTATTACATATGAACGAAGCATATTCGCAATCTATAAGCCAGCCAAATTTAAACATTCAGTTTAGGACCTCGTCAAGATTCTCGGAATTACTGTCTGACGGATCTGTGGGCGAAGATGGCTACTGGACAACCAACACCTATCAAAAGATATTTGTTGGATCTACCTTGGAGGACTATGATTGTGCAATATACATCGACCCAGATACAATCATTCTTAGGGACATAGAACCGCTACTAAGCTATAGTAGTTCTAGCCCGTTTATGGCAGTTATAGAGACTGTAGACAGCAGTAAAAAAGCTTTTGGCAAGGAAGATATCCCTCACTTTAATGCTGGAGTGTTTAAGGCTGACCTTTCATTCTGGAGATCCCACCGTGTAGAGGACCAAGTTATTGATTGGATCAGGCGATCTCCTGCCCCTGCGTTTGCTGACCAGGACTCCCTGAATGCAGTGCTGCTGAGACATCTGGCCCCATTGCCATTCTCTTTCAACTTCTTTGAATATATAGTAGATAACAATAGGCTAATGGCTAGAGAGTATGACAACCCACTAATTGTGCATTTTGTTGGAGCAGACAAGCCATGGAAAGAAAAGTCTGTCTCTAAGTATGGAGTTATGTGGAGACAAGCATTCTCCGAGCTAGCTACTCTCGTCCAGTAGACTGTAGGGGAACGTCTAGGTTATGGTACCAGTGTGGCATTGAATATCTCAGCCCCTCTGTTATCGGGTGAACTTCATGAACGTATAAGAAGTTAGATGGGAAGAAGATTATGCTTCCAGCCTCTGGCTTAATTCGTACACCAGAATTTCTAAACTCGATGTCTCCGCCTTCATAATTGTCGTTAAGGTACATTACGCTAGACAGAATCCTGCTACTTACCCCTTGATCGAAGTGTGCAGGTAGATGCCCACCAACACCATACTTAAGTAAATGAATAGTGTGCTCTCTAGACTTAACGCTTCTTCCTGCAAATGGATAGACAACGGTTGAGTAGTGATTAAACGCCTTAGCTAGTGATGGGTACAAAGCATCTGCAATCTGAACCATCTCTTTTGCGTAGTAGTCGTGCTTTGGAACATTGTGAGATTCTGGAAAAAATTTCTGATAGTTAAAGAACAAGTGATCGTATGTCCAAGGCTTCCAGTCTGCAACCATCGTCTCGCTATCGCCATGCTCTTTTGCCCTAAACCTTGTATCAACATCTTCTATTAGGTCAATTATTGCCTGTGGGTTTTCTATGACTTCACGGTAATATACTAAGCCAAGATCAAGAACTTCGTGATTCATCATACAACTACTTTCGGTTATTAGGGTGGGTCTGTGCTTGCCAAACAGCAGTTTCCTCCGAGGAGTGGAAGTCTGGGTCTGCATGTTCTGGAATGCTTGTGTGCATATATAGAGCAGTTCTTCTGGTACCGCTGGTAACAGATGTTATTCCGTGAATGTACTCCGAACCAGCAGATGGGAAGAATACAGCAGAATACTGTCTTGGCTTGTACTCAAAATTTTGGTTAGGGAAGTATATGACTCCGCCCTCATATTCTTCTGGGCTGTTCAAGTATATGATTGTGCTAAATTCGATGAACGGTTCTGGATCTTGAGCGTCTAGGTGCAGGCCAGCTTTGCTGACTGGCTTCCATACGGATCCGAAACTCTTAAATACAAAAATTGGATTTACAAATCCATTGGCTTCTTTGTGAACATTATTAGAAAGAAGACCATACTTTATCAGGATATCCATTACACGCTTGTTGTATGGGAAAGCCGTACCACCGAATCTTTTGGCGTAGTACTCTGGATAGGGATTTCTTTCAGACGGGAAGTCCTGCTCCTGCATCAGTATTTCTGCGTCCTCTGGACTAATAAAATTATCTATAACGGTTATTCTATGCATAATGATATTATATCAGTAAACTGCCTTAGTGCCAGCAATGAATCTGCGAGCATCTACTCCGTGCATCTTTAGCTTATACGGATCATACTCGACATCGTTTGTAGAATACGGGAGCCTTTTTATCGGACCCTTTGGCAGTCCATGGAAGCTCAAAAATTCTAGAAGGGCCTCTTCTGAGATATTGTAGGCAGAAAGGCCCACGCCGTTCAGCATGTCTACCACAACGTTGTAGTTATGCTCTACTGAGAATGTGTGATAGGTATTCTCTACAGACCTAATGTTTGCATCTACGTAAACATGTTGTGGAACTGAAAGTATGTCGTACCCTGCAGACAAAATGGCTAGGGACAGATACTCGTTTTCACCATTATACTTGAGAAAGCCTGGCGAAACCACTTTTAGAAGTGCCTCGGACTTTGCAAATATAAAATTTCGGTCAACGATCTGCGTTGTAGTATATTCACTGGAGGATGTGTATTTTGCATGTAAAGAAAACATATCAACATTAGATACAGAGACGCTTCCCGATCCAGATAACACTATTTTGCCTGACTCTAGCTTATCCATAAGATCTAGGTCCCAGCCATCTTTCAAAGTTATGTCTGGACTAATTACGCAAATGTAGTCTGAATAAGATACAGCGTCCAGGATTCTCTTTGCTCTATGCTGAGCTGGCCCTTCGATTGAATCCCAGATGAGGTGATCATAGTGACACCCGTCAACGGAAGAGAACTCCTCTTTATGACTTATCGGGTGCTGATCGGTAACAAGAACCATGTTCCGTGACCTGGTAACACTCTTTATATGATTTACAAAATCAAGAAGCCCTCTATCCTTATACCCAACAACAATAATTGTGATTGGCATATTAGTCATCGTGGTTTACCTCTTTTTCTTTTTTACCAAAAATACCAAAAATCTTTTTTCTCCAGGCAATTTTTTTGTAATACCCATAAAGCATTGATCGCCTATTTTCTGCACGGAACCAGTGCTCGTCTATAGCTTCCTGGCTACCATCTACCTCTAGTTCCCAGTCATCTCTCTTAAATGGTATCATCTGAAAGATTGGTGTGCCCTTTGGAATTACTCCACGAAAGTTTCTTTTAAGGAAAAATGCTGTAAACACTGGCAAGCCCCATATGTCTGACTCAACTATCCCAGATAGTGTATAGAATGGCAGATCGTGTCTATTCATGGGGTGAGTTATGAGTACAGAATACCCTGGAGGTGTCTCATAAAACCAATTCATCCTCCAGCCGTAGTGTATTGGGTGGCAATTGTCTGGCAGTGGAACATCGAAGATCGGCCTTGTGTCCACTAGCATGACATCTCCAGCCCAATGCATTACTGGGTGGCCATCCTCGTCCATATCGACGTAAAGGTCATCCTCTAGGCAATAGTTGTATCCTGCGGTGAGTGCGTCGAAGTATGGCATGCACATCTTGGTTGATACCTGTGCTCCGTCTGTTCCTATATTGTTTCTAGGATTAAGAGTGATGTCGCTATTTGATTTGTCAAATCTTGATAAAGCTCGATACCACTCTGGAACGTGCCTTACTGCTGGCTCTGGAGGAAAGTTTGGTCCAGTGCCATCTTCTCTCTGCTGATGTGCAGGGATAAACTTAATCTTGAGTGGCTCATTGCTCACTTATATTCCTTTGGAGATCTGAACTTATTCTTATATCCATTGTTAAAAGTGCTTCTAAGATTCATTCTGTGCTTCTTGAGAAAGGACTCTGACTCCGAAGCGTCAGCAATCTCCATCTTCCAGTCTTCCCTTCTAAATGGTATGACCTGCACTAGTGGAGTTCCTTGCTTGATGACTCCCTTGAACCCTTTCTGGACCTTAAAGGATAGATGACCATCAGATGGGTAGCCATCAGTATCAATTAGTCCTGGCAGGGCTGTCAGTGGTGATGGATCCTTGTGCAGTGGGTCTAAAAACAATGCACTAAATCCTGGTGGAGTCGATGCAACCCAGAATGGCATTATTCGAAGAAGGTCAGGGTGATATAGATCTGCATCCATTGGCATGTTTGCATACTGCTTTCTGTCGTGAGTTGCAAATATATCCCCCTTGAATAGGGTCATGGCTGCTGGAATCTGATAAGTAAGCTTTTCTGGGCTTGTAGCATCGATGTATATGTCTAGTGGGGCAACAATAATGTATCCAGCTGTGATGACATCAAATATTGGCAGGCACTTTTTTACTGTGCTGGCTGGTTGCCCAAATTGTGCAAGAAGCTCTCCGTTATCCACGCTTCCTGGCTGCTGCTTATACCAATCTGGCAAAGCTCTTGATCCTGGCTTTGGCTCTGGTGAAAACTCTGCTGTCTTATCATTTAGCGGATAAAACTTGATTATGTTCTGCTTCTTCATAAAAATTCCTAACTTTATCTATAAGTATATCATTTGCAGAGAAAACCATGTCAAACATTGGGGACTGCCTTGGCACCTTCCCAAAGTTATCGGACACCATGTGGCTACCAGTCCTATTAAAGAAAAAGGTGACAAACTTTGGCTCTATGTTTTGAATCTGCTCTGGCACCCTGTAGTAGTTAAACTCAGTAGGAATTATTGTAAAGGGGCTTCCGTCTGCCTGCTCTATACTAACATGAACATTCTCATCTAAGATCCATGGAACGTAGAACTTAAAGGCTGTGTCAAAGGTGTTCTCTGGAGCTGTAAGGCCATCCTGACTAGTATTGTAGTACTGTCTTTGCCAAGGTCTATCTCGATGCACAAAAGATCCATCGCTTTTTTCTAGGAGAAAGAACTCCGCATGGTTTCCCTGACGCAGACGAACTTTTCCATCCGATATACTCACGAGTGTAGGTGGGGGAACTAGTCGCTCGACATATTTGTTAATTGGCTTAATTACTGACCTTGAATAGTGACCTACCAACACCTCTTGAAAAGACAACCAGTGATGAGGGATATTGGACATCCTAGATATCTCTGTAAAATTTGGGTCAGGGGTATCGTACCATATACCAAAGTTGTCTACCTCTTTAGTAGTTATGTCTGGCTTATCCATCACTTAGCTTCCTCTTGATAACTATATAGTTCTTCGAAGCCCTTGATCTGCTCTGCCTCGGTGCCAAAAATTTCTTGATATTTACTCCTCCAGATGGCTGACCAGTTCTTTTCTAGACTATGATTTTTCCATGGCTTATCTGGTCCTGCAAAGTGAAGGATCATTGGGTTCTTAACAGTGTGTGCAAAAAATCCAATTGTGCTTAGCCAAGATGTAAAGTTAAAGTTGATTGGCAGCTCTGACACATGGCCAGCTAAAAATATATTCATTAGGTCTTGCTCTGGATAAAGGGTTATTCCATGGGCAGTAACACGATCAAGCATTTTGTCTGCTAGCCGTTCTGATCTCCAAAAATTTAAGTCTGTCTTGTATACCCCATTATTAAAGTAGATTCCATCTGTGCCAACAACAGAGATCTTGTGGTCATCCATGTTCTCTGACCTTGCAGCTATAGCGGAAGCCAGTGGATAGTCTATTAGTGACTGAACATCTCTAAGAATGATAGTGTCTGGATCTATATAGATGGCAACATCTAGATCTGGGAACGAGTCTGCAATGAATATTCGGTGAAAACACTGCAGAGTAATGTAAGATATGGATACGTCATCGTCAGAAAAATTATCTTGGATATGCTTTTGCTTATCTAGGGTGACAAAGCGAATCGCAACATTGTCTGGATTCCCACATTTTTCAATGTACTTCTGCTGCAATGACTGGATATCTTCTGGAACTAGACAATAAAGATCTATTGGATCTCCGTGATAGTTTTCGCAAAATGTCTTGACCATCACTAAGGCATAGTCGGAATAGTTTTCATCAAATGACGTGAATACCGCTTGCTTCATAACACTTCCCTAATACTTGGAGCCACCTGTCGGACTCGAACCGACCACCTACGCATTACAAGTGCGTCGCTCTACCAGATGAGCTAAGGCGGCATGGCGATCCTGACCAGACTTGAACTGGCGACCCCTACCGTGACAGGGTAGTGCTCTAACCAACTGAGCTACAGGACCACAGAGCAGACGACCAGAATCGAACTGGCACCTTCAACTTGGAAGGATGAGGCACTACCATTATGCAACGTCTGCGTTTGTCCATTTTTATTCCTTCTCTCATTTAGGAAGCGGTATGGACCACACCGTTAGCTGGGACAGCAGGGGTCGAACCTGCGACATTTCGATTAACAGTCGAACGCTCTGCCAGCTGAGCTATGTCCCAATCGTCCGTTTAAGGATGGACTTCCTTTAATACTATGGTATCACATTTACAAACTTGTTGTCAAGCGATCCGACAACATACTTTGCAGCAACTGCAACATTGCCTGCTGAAGTTGTGTTTGGAATTAGGCCAAGCAGTTGTGACTTAAAAGAATAAACAGATGCTGATGCAAAGTAATCCGTATCTGCATTGAATGAGTAAGAGCTAACAGTTACGCCAGACTTATTTAAAGATCCTACGCCAACCGAGTTGGTCTGTGGCAAACATGCTGGATAGTCTACTGGTCCGTTAAACTTGTTTCCAGTTGCAGCAAACACTGGAATACCCTTGGCAGACAACGACGCAATTAGTTCTTTAACCTTTAGGTCTGCCTTTACAGCACCACCGAACTCTGCTGTTCCTGCTGTGTTAGGAGAACAAGTCTTGTTTCCATTGAAAGCTCTAGAGATTGACACTGCACCAATGCTGGATGAATTGTTATTTACCCAAGCAAGGGCACGAACAAAATCTCCAGTAGTCATCTCGTTAGTTGCTTTAGCTGTAGTGTTGGCTGAACGCACCGTAATGATATTCAGGGTTGGGCTTTGTCGCTTTGCAACCTCTACCATTCCGTTACCATGATTTGCTGGATTAGAAATCAAAGCTGGCTTTGAGGTTAGGGTGATATTACACCCAGATGTAGCAACGCACACGGAAGCATTATCAAAGTAGGAATCGATAATTGCCAAAGACTTTGTCTCTGCTTGTGCTGGAACAACTGTAACTGATAGTGCTAGTACTGATAATGCGATAATTAGTTTTTTCATACCCTTGTTTTCTATGCTAGAATTTTGATTACTGGGGCACACGGGTCTCCGCCGTCTTCCCACTCTTTTTCTTCTTCTTCGGACATGTACGGATCTCCGTCATGCGTGTAGCAAAAAGGCTCAGTGACCCAGCCCTTATCTATGCCCACCTGAAGCCATTCCCAGACTTCGTCTCTTTCTTTGTAGTCGTCTACGCTCATATATATATTCTACTCTCTTATGACGTAGATGTCAAGCATTATTCGGAACTTAATAAGTATTTTGTTAGTGCAGGGTTCTCACGAAGAACGCTCAGCATGGTGTCTTCATACATTGCGATAAAGTAGTGTTCCCAGGTTGAGATAATTTCATGTGGAAGAACGTCTTCGGTGTTTGGCTTGATACCACTAGACCCATTAGAGAAACGAATCGCATGGAATAGCTCGTGGAACAGTGTTTGACGCTTGCGTGATGGTGGACAGTGCTTGTCTATAACGATGACATTAGTCTTTTGTAGTGTATATCCGTATGCATCTTCTGCTATAAACCCATCATCTGCACGATCTCGCTCGATAACTGTCCAGTCCTGTGCCCCGATCTTAATCCTGGTTGGCATTTTTGGATGCTTTGTACTTGTGGCCATAAGAAAACCCCTCCTCTGTAGTGTTTCTATACAGTATACACTAAAAAGAAGGGGTCTTCAAGGGGTTGGTTGGGGCTAAAAGCCTTTGTTTTACTGCTCTGAGTTCTTGTCTACCTTAGCAAAGGCAGAGTTAATCTCGTCCAGAGTCAGCTTTCCATCCTCGAGGAAGGCTCTAGCTAGCTTTTCAACTACGGTGGCCACACCAAGGATACCTGCCATAAAGACAGCGTCTAGAAGCTGAACACCAACTACGGCTCCAGCACCTAGAACTGATAGACCTGAAGCTGCAAATACAGCCAGGATTCTCCAGATTACGTTTTTGATAGTAGCAAGTCCTCCTGCTACACCAGTTTCTAATTCATCCATTTTTGATTCCTTTCTACTTGGGGTTAAATCTAAATGGTTTTTGTCTTTGCATATGCACTTCGATATGCGTTTTTATAGCCTCTTTGATAGGCTTGGAACTCTTCCATAGTCTTTTGCTTACCCTGGAAGTATTTCTTTGCTGACTCAAACGCCTCTTGTTGAAGAGTTTTTGAATCTGGCTCTAGATAATTCTTAATATAAGTAATTATCTTATTCAACTTGGTACCCCACTGCTGAGATGTCAAGCTTTCTGTTTGTTTCTTGTAGTGTCAAATAATATTTATACATATTATTCATCACCGTCCTTTCTCAATGGAAACGTCACCGCCCATAGGGCTAGCGTTCCCAAGATGCAATAGCCCACGATGGTCTTAGCAGACCCTTCGAGGACCACCCAGGCTACAAACATACCCAGTAGGGTCCATGCTTGGCCTAGAATATCATTTAAAAATTTCTTCATTTTACGGTTTTCTCCTTGTTGATCCTGATCCACCTGAAGAACCTCCAGATGCTCCACCTCCAGATGATCCTGCAGATGTTGAAGCTGCCGATGTTGCTGCTGCTGCAACTGCATTTACGGCTGCTCCAGTAGCAATAACGGATGCGATAACTGTCTTTTCTGCTTCCTCACGGACTGCAGGTGCCATGTCAGCACCAACGTTACCAAGATTATTAAACACTTCAAGGGCTGCTCCTGCAGCATCTCCAAGTAGTGGGATCGCTGCAAGCTCAGATGGCAGCTCGGCATCGTCTGCCTCTGCTGCTACCGCTAGAGCCTCCAGGGCCTGCTCATAAGCTGCTGAGCCCTGTTCTGCGGTCTCGAATACAACCATGGCTGCCTCTACCAGTTGTTCTACCTGTGCATCTGTTAGATCTTCTGGAGCTGTCTCCACTAGGTTTGAGATTTCTTCTACCGCCTCATTTTCTGTAGGTGGCTCGGGAGCGGGCTCTGGAGCAGGCTCGGGTTCTACGGGAGGCTCTGGCTGTGGTTCTGCAGGTGGCTCTGGGGCAGGCTCTGGCTGTGGTTCTGGCTCTACAACAGGAGGCTCTGGTTCCACAATAGGAGGTTCTGGCTCTACAATGGGTGGGGCAGGCTCAGGGCTTGGTGCAGGGGCTGGTTCTGGAGCAGGCTGAGGAGCAGGTTGAGGTTCTGGCTGAGGGGTTGGGGTAGGCTCTGGTGTTGGAGTTGGGGTAGGCTCTGGCACCACTGCTGGTGGTAATGTAGGTGTAGGTTCTGGAGTTGGTTCTGGTGCTGGAATCTGTTCATATATTGGCAAGAATATCAAAACCTTTACTGTTCCGCCTGCTGGATCTCCGTACCTATTGTCTGAGTCAATGGTTACAGAAGTCTGTCCAGAGGCTAGCTGGGTTATTACTGATGAAACATCTATACCACGAGTGGCATCATCTGGATCTCCGTACCACGCCATAACGCTTAGGATCCTCTGACCTGCTGGGGCCACCACCTCAATACTTGTTCCTTCGGATAGTATCGTTGCCCCCTCTGGAACAAATGGTCTTGGGATAGGCTGTGGAGTGGGTTCCTGGGTAGGCTCTGGGGTTGGCTCTACTGTTGGCTCTGGGGTAGGTGTTGGGGTTGGCTCAGCAGTTGGGGTAGGTGTGGGAGTAGGGTCTACTGGGGCATCTGTAGATTCTGGTGATGGAGTAGGTGTTGGGGCTACTGGCTCTGGTTCAAGTACTGGTGGCTCTTCGACACGAACAACACCATACTCTTCTAGGGTGACTACGTCTCCGTTTGTAAGACGAACTCCAGTTCTTGTTTGACCTTCGTATGTTGGGCCAGTTAGGGAATAAGATATTGAGACTGTTCCGTCTGTATTTATAGCAGCAACAATGTTAATGTTTGTTGGCTCTGTGGCTTGCTGTAGCCAAATAGGCCTAGCAGAGATATCTACCTGGAAACCGCCATCAGATGCTGCTATTGTTAGGTGCTCATCTGGTCGTGCCCATGGGAACACAACCCAGTCCATTGAGTAAAGACTGATTGATGGGGTAGCTGGATATGCCCAATAGGTTCCATCTGGTCTACCAAAAGTAATTACCGAGTTAGTCGTAGCATACACCTGGTCATAAACAACGCCATCAAAAGTTACGGTAGTTGTCAGGGGTACTTGGTAGGATGAGTCATCTCCCCCAGGGGTTGTAACCACCACTACAACTGGCTCTGCAGGTACGTCCTCTGCCATAGCTGGCGTAGCAAAAAACAATGGCAGGAATGCCATGGAAATTGCTGCTAACAGTCTTGGGATTTTGATGATTATCTCCTTGTTAGTGGGGTATGACTAACAAAATAATTATATCATCGTTTAAACAGCAAAAGAGGCACCCCGTAGGATGCCTCCGCTGCTTTAAGGACTAAAAGTCCCAGTCTTCGTCCTCTGTTGACTCTTGCTTTCCGATAACATATGATGATCCAGACCCACTAAAGAAGTCGTGGTTCTCATCTGCATTTGGAGAAAGCGATGAAAGAATTGCAGGATTAACATCACAAACTTCTTTAGGGAACAAGGCATCAAAGCCTAGGTTCATTAGAGCCTTGTTGGCGTTGTAGTGCAAAAACTTCTTCACATCTTCGGTCAGGCCTAGGCCATCGTATAGATCTGCTGTGTACTTAATTTCGTTGTCATACAACTCCATCAAAAGGTCGTAAGCGTATGTCTTAAGCTCTTCCTGACGTTCTTGAGATGACTCGTTGTACGACTGCTGAAGCTTGTAGCCGATGTAGTAACCGTGCACAGCCTCGTCCCGAATGATTAGGCGGATCAGGTCAGCAGTGTTTGTCAACTTGGCACGACTTGATAGATACATTGGCCAGTAGAAACCTGAGTAGAACAAGAATGACTCAAGCAGGGTTGAAGCAATCTTACGCTTCTCTGGATCATCCCCATAGTAACGCTCCAAAACAATCTGTGCCTTCTTCTGAAGGTAAGGGTTCTCTTCTGACCACCTAAATGCATCCTCAATCTCCTGTGTTGATGTTAGAGTTGAGAATACGCTTGAGTATGACT